GATTTAAAAAATCATACAAACTGCGATTTACAAAGTAAGGAACAAAGTCACCTCGACGAGAAGTAAACTCTAATTGCCTTACATAAAACTGCCAAGTATCATCATACGCCTTGATCATTTTCCCCATCCAATAAAGTTTCTAAGAATTGATATTCTTTTTGCACTGCATTTATATTCATTATCCTATCAAGTTGATCCTTTGTTAACTCATGTACTTGTACAGGGCTGATGTATTCAAAATCAAAACCGCTGTTCTTTCTGTTTACTGTGTCAACGTCCCACCCACTCAGAGAAGTTAAATTGTATCCATAGACACTGTCTAAATCTTCTAGTAAGTGATCTACTTTTTCAGTAAAATATATTTTATCAAACAATTCAACCACATTTTCTATCTTAGGCTGTTCATTTGTTTCTTGTACAAAATCTAAGTATGACACAGTATCAGAATATGGACACCAGCAGCTTTCATTTTTTTGAATCAAATTGCGACTGTGCTTGGAACTTCTATCTAAATGAAAATCTATAAACGAATCTAAATCTAACATTTCTTTCTGATGTATATGAAGTGAGTGATTAGAAAAATTATAGCAACTAACGAATCTACCAACTACATCATGACGCACCAGTAAAAGTTTGGTCCAGTTTTTTATTCTACTTGAATAGAAAGAATTGTGACCTGTGTATATACAATCATAATCTGTTAACTGCTCTTCTACTTTGAACTCCCAATCGTGTTTTAAAAGTTTCCAATTTTGTTCTACGGCAGCGTGACGTAGTTTGGTTATTACATAAGTTGAAGCTGTTCTTGGAATACGTGGGATCCAGATACTTTTATTTTTGTCATGCATCTAGATCGTCTTCCTCTACAACATATCTGTGTTCGGGTAAAACTTTTTTACACATAATATCAAAATTACAATGACACATTTTTTTGTTACATTTAATAGGAGACTGGGGCCAGTGTATGTTGTCTGGATCTTTCATGTTTCCAAAAGCACCTCCAACTCTACACCATCCTCGCATTATACTTCCGTCGAAGTCAACAACTATTTGTTCAATACCTGCCCAGCAATCCCAGCCACTCCAGTCATTGGTTTTGTCATTGATAAATCTATGAGCACTGCTATTTTGTTTTAGATCATTTACTGTATCCAACATATCCATACTGCCTCGATACAGTTTCCAAGTTTTATCATGTTCGATTTTACTTCCATAATCGTGCCATTGACGATCAATAAAATTTAGTTGTTCTTGTGTATACTCGTATAGTGTTTCCCCAAAGTCAATGATAAGAGGCTGTAGTGCCAAGCTAATATTTTTTAACTTGATAACTTGATCTGCAACGTCTACACATTTACTCCATATTTCTGGCTTGTAATGCATCATAATGTTTACATGGGTTCTGCACTGTTGACTCATTATTTTCACAACTTCGATGAAATGGTCTGCATTGCCTTCTTCTGGATGAAAGCTCAAACACACATGATCAAATTTTTCTTTGTTTTTATCCCACCATCTGATAGTTCTGCTGCTATTGCTGATAAAGCCTACGTCATGTCCTATGTCTTTAATATACTCTACACATTTAATAAAGTCCTTCCACAGTGTAACTTCACCTCCAGTAAATTCAAAGTAAACTTTACGTGGAGCATAATGAGTTACTGTGCTATCGATAAATTTCTTTACAACTTCAAAGTCATTCCAGCCAAAACTGCCATCATTGAGAATACTAGGACAATAGCTACAACTAAAGTTGCACATGTTACCCAAGTTCCAATTGACCACAACCCAGTCTCTGGCTTCGTCATGATGATGATCTAATATATTATAGAAATTTTGTGGGCCTAGTGCCATTAGTTATCCTCGAGTGAATCAGTTACTTCAGTCTCTCTGACCATTGGTCCTAATCTAGCAGGATTTTTATAAACTGTTTTAAAAAATCTACTCCCGTCTCTGCCCATATCAGCTATTTCTAAATCTAGCTTACCACGCAGATCTTCGCCTAGTTCAACAGTTTTGTTCCACAGCTTACCTGGATCCCATTCCATACCTGTACGTGGACAAATAATACCATTGCCTTTGAACTGTGGAGCAAGTTCTTCGTTAAAATAGTTGCTGAGCCAATCAAAGTCTCTAACATTTTTCCAATCCCAGTCAGTGCGAGTAACATTGGTCATGTGACATCCTAACCTAGCACCGTAAATAGCCCATAACCCGTTTTCAACATCTTCTCCTACACTCATCCAAACCATTAGACGTTTGTAATTTTCTCTGTGTATTTGTTTTAGTTTACTTGGGTCTACAACGTCACCGCCTTCAAGTCCCATCTTTACACCTTCACGGAAACCTGCCCGCCAGGCTTGAAGTGGACTACCGTTGTTCATAACATCACAATAGATATTGTTCATTTGTACATAATGAATGTTCCAACAAAAGTCTACTTGTGCTCGTTTGTCATTTTCAGGAGCAGCTTCATGTGTACGCATTTGATTTACTACATCTACGGGCCAGCATTTGATACCTCCGTTACCGTACACTAATCCGTTGATTGTGTTTTTTCCTGCCCAACTAATAACATCACGTTCTCTAACACGGTCCATGTCAATTTCCACATTGAAGAAATCTTCTCTAACAATATTGTCTGCATCTACTGTGATAAATCTATCAGTTTCGCTGAGTGCAGCCGCTGCTTTGTGTGCTGCATCGCTTCCCCATACTCCGTGACTGCGTTTAGCCCACGGACATTTTTCAAGTAAGTCTTGATAATTTTCTTCTGCATTAGGTTCATCATAACTGATGAAAACAATGTCAAATTCATTAATAGGTACTAGGTTTGCCATTAGATCTCCTCAATATTAAAGGTCCATGTTTTAGCTGTATCTTGCGTTAAGATCATACTATCTCTAAGTTCTACATTTGTGTGGAATAGAAACTCCTGTTTCCATCCTAATTTTTCATACGGTATTTTAATTTTAGTTAACAATCTATTAGGATCTCCATCTGTAAAGAAAAGAGTTAAACTTCTAAACAGCTTGTGATCAGCTGGATTTTCAAAGTTGCTTTTGATAATCCATCCTTGTGTACTGGGACTAAGCGTAAATGTTGCGTTTTCTAATTCGCCATTCACAATCTTGTGATGTGTACGTCTTTGACTTTTTCTACGAGTGTACTCACTTCCAGTAAAGTAAGATTTTTGTTTGATTCCGTAACTTTTAAAAATTCTCTTTGTTAGTATACTTATATCAGCTAGTGTACACACTGTATGCAAATGACTAAGATCGTAAATTTTGTATCCTTCGTTGATTAGATCCAACGGATCTATTTCTATAGTTTGAATTAAAAAAGTAGGATCATCTTTTCTGCACACATAGAAAACAATTCTACTGTAATCGTTTCCCATCTCTGGGTTAATAATATTTGTCTTGCTTAGATTGTGCCTACCTGTTAGTTTATAGATTGTGTCTTGACTGAGATTTACTTCCATTTTCCAGTCATTGGTATATGTAACAATATTAATGTCATTGGATGCGTTTGCATTGACATAAGGAATTTTACTCAATACATTTTCAGCTCGTCTTAGACGAACCACATTGTTTTTAGCAACTAGAGTCATGCCGTCTACAAGCTCTGCTACCATAAATTTGTGAGGATTAAGTTTCCCCATCAGCAAGTCTTGTGCAACAATATCCACTGTTTCTATGTAAGGATCTTTGCTGGGTTTTACTCGATTGGCAACCTGTATAATTTCACCAGACCACTCATCATAGTAAACAAAAAACTTAGGCTGTGGCTTTTCTACTATTGCTGGTTTTAATAGAACTTCTGATAGCACTTATCATTTCCTCGTTCATAAAATTTTCGTCGCTGTAATGAATAATTCCACTACTAATAACACTGTTCTCAATAATTATCTTCTGAGTATCAGTGAACCAATAGTTTAGCATATCAGTCCAATTTTCAGGAATGTCTAGATTCCAAAAGTTTTGACTATGGTTATCCAAGTCATATAGATTATTAAGATTACAACTTATGTTTTGCTCACAGTCTAAAAAATGTGTAACGCAATTAGCAAGAATACTTTTGCTGAATGTTGCAGGCTTTTTTTCTTTAAACAAATGTTGATATACATCTCTCCAGTTTTGGAAAACTGGGTCTGCCATTTTAAACCATTCCTGAGCTAGATCACTACTACTCTTAAAATAGATAAGGTTACTGTAAAGTTTTGGCAAGTTATATTGATACTCAAATTCAAACTTCTTGCTTTTGTTGGTTAAGTCATTTCGATAAGTTCTACTAATATTGCTCATAGCAATGTCGTGTAAACCAAGTTCATCCCACAACAAACCCAAGTTAATGTTCTTAACTAAAGTGTCGCTGTCTAAATAAATTGTTTCTTCAAAAGGAGTGCAATGATAAAGTTGCCATATGTTCATGCCATGAAAGCCATCTTTGTGAGCACTGTTGCCAAATGGAAGCTCTACAATGTAATCAAACGCATCATAATATTTTGAAGGTATGTCATCCATTTTATCTTTATCAACTACCAAACAGGTTTCTGCTGAACTGTCGCATTGTTTAATACTTGATGCCATAGCATAGCTGTATTGAACTCTATCTTGTTCTGTATCAATACCCAGTGTAATAAATCCTCTAGACATCTAATACCTCACCTAACTTATCCCACATATTTTCTGCTTTACGACTTAACGCTCGTTTATTCATAATATGCAAGTTTTGTTTTTCAAATCTTGTAAGTATATTCTTCCAAGGTTCTTTACGATTATGACTTAGTAATATCCAATCGTTTATATCTTTGATTTCGATGATGTCATCTTTTTGATCCATGTTTTGCAAAGGCACGCCTAAAAAATCATGTACAAAATTATCTTGTGTAAACCCATTCATCATATGAGCTGCAATGCTTACACAAAAGTCTGTCCTAAACAGTGCAGGAGGGAATTGGTACAATAGACTGTAGTATTCCCAATTTTCTTTAACATGCGCCCAAATATCAAACAGTAGTTGTGCTTCTTCACTTTTGTCAAAATATACAACTGTACTCCACCAATGGTGTATACCACCTTCATTGAGTGTCTGTTCATTGAGATACGGCAATTGTCCTTCAAGGTATACTGCGTTTCTATGCATAGCCAATGGAATATCTGTATCGAATACATAATCATAGAAATCATTCATTACAAAATAGTCACTGTCTATCAAAAGTGTTTTGTCGTAGGGACTAAGATTAAAAATGTCATTTTTGTTTTTGTTGCTGAACTGCGCATTAAATTCAGTCCACGGGCTATCAAAATGCTTTCTAGGATTTTGTTCATGAACTACGTCATGTACTACAATATTATCAAAACATGCGTCTTGTATTTTTTCTGGAACACTGCTTTCAATCCAGCGCATTGTTCCATCATCTGTAATCAATGTTGTATTGTTATTTTGCATATTTGCTTTGACATATGCCGCTGCCAAATGAGCAAACTGTACATAGTCCAATTGGTTATTGTTGTAAGCAATAATGCAAACGCCGTTAGATTCTGTCATTACCAATCCATTAATTTTTTAATGCTTCTAGATTTATTAATTTTATCCATTTGCACTTTATATTCATTGGTAGCCGCTGTGTAACTTTCTACTAGTGTTTCTAAAAATTCTTGAAGATCGTCAATTTGTATTGGATTGTCTTTGGTATCTACTACAATACTTTTTGTTTTTCCAGCAGTTAGCAATGCATTGATAAATCCAATTGTAGATTCATTTGCTATAAAACTTCCTTTCTCGTAGTGTACTGTTTGAAGTATCTGCATACGAGTTCTGACGTTTCTTTTTTGATTAGATAATGTTACACGATAGTTCGCAAATTCGAGTGCTTTCTCGAGTCTCTCATCCATGGTGAGTTTCTCCTATAATTATATGCTACTATAACTTATTTATGTAGGATTTGTCAACCGTTTTATTGGTCAGTGTCTGGAGTACCTGTACTGTTGAAGTCATCTGTTACTGCAACTGTAGGATCAGGACTTACGTCAAATGTTGCTCCGCCTAGTGTAATAATGTCAGGCATTAGATAGCTCAATGATGCAGTAATAGTTCCATCAATTGTTTGATCAAATGTACTATCATCAAGAACTAGTTTAAAGTGTACTTTTTCGCCATTATTACTATACTTGCCATATAGTTTAAATTTCAAATTTTGATAGCTACTGTACGTACTGTAATTGGTGGTGTAAATGTTACAGGCTGGATCATACACAGAGGCATAAGCAGAATGATTGCCTGAGCCTGTAATAAATCCATATGGATTAGAAGATCCGTAACCATATCCGTATCCGTAACCATATCCGTATCCATAACCTGTTAAAGTCACGCCGCTGCTTTCAAATAATAGTCCTTCGTTAGCAGTTCCGCCGTCGCCATCACCGTAGTATTCGGTAAGATCGTAAAAACCTTTGTTAAAACTAGTTCCAATTGTAATACTGTTGCTTTGCTGAACGTCATTCCATTTAAAACTAAGGGTGCCCATTTCATTGATGACATCGGCCCAGTTATAGTATCCAGCTGTACAGCCTCCGCTCATTGCTAGATTAACACGCAATTGTCCTCCGCTGTTGAAGAAATATCTTGCATGATTGTAATCTTGGAAGTCCCAACGATATTCAGCTGTAAGTTTGTTAAACCATGGCGTGGTGCGAGTAATTGGACCTCCGCTTGTTGGAGTTGCTGCTAATGCACTAGCATTTGTAGGATCAACTGTAGCATGATTATCATTGGTTAATATTGTATTAAGAAATTTGTTTTCTACTAGATTTAAATCTTCTGCTCTAATAGGAGTATTTGCTGTGACATCAACCCTTCCTGTGGGTACAGCAAATACAAGTATGCTGTCAGCGATATTGATGTGATCAATACTTACATTAGTACGCTCTACTAGATCTTGAAGTCTAGCGGCTGTGATAAGTGTGCCAACACTGAGATTATCAGTAACATTAACTGCACCCCATCCAAATTTATGAGTTGCTTTTCTGTTTGGATCTGTTACAGCCGCAGTAGAATATTTGTCACCAAAGACTTTGTTGACATCTTCTGCTACTGCGTTATAATGTGTGGCTTCTGCTAATTGGCCCACGTTCTGCGGCATTACTTCGCTCCTACTACTACTTCAATTATACCTTGATCATCGGTATCTTTTGATTCAAGAGCTCTACCAATTATCTTTCTGTAATCATCTAATTCTGAGGGATCTGCTCGTCTAGCTGTTCCTGGGTATACACTAGTTGCTAGTCTATCACCTTTGTGTATTTGTCCTACAACCTTACAAGGCACACGCCCTGCTAGTGCTACAAACGGGTGTGTATCATCTGTACCTGCTCCTGCATTCATTTCAAATCCTGGAGCAGTACTAACAATACCAAATACATCAGTATCTCCTGTTTGTAGAGTTTGTGTAATTTCATGTGTGCCGCCTAAGCGCACAACTGTACCTGCTTCGTATGCTTCATCAGCTTCGTAACGTTCTGCAAGGTCAGCATATTCAGCACTGGTAGCAGTACCTCTAAACTTGTAATCAGTTGTTGTATTCATATTGATGCCAGCTTGAATAGTTGGAAACTGAGTACTAAGTGCGGTTATGCCATCTTCGAGATATTCGTCTGCACGTGGTGTCCATGCTGTAGTATCATCAACAATAATACTTACAATTTGGTCATCAACAATAGTTTCTATTGTCCAGTGTGACACGTTTAATGTATCATATCTCTGTCTATATTCAATTCTAGTTGGTCCTGCCGGAGCACCGATTGGATACCAGCTACCATCGTACAGCATAAGCTGACTGTTAGCAGTATCATACCAAAGTTGACCTTCACTTGGGTTATTTGGCGCTGTACCGTTGGCAAAGTTTTCCAACAAATGCAACATGTTTTCGTTTAGAATTTCACCAAATCTTGTGTAGTTTTTACCAATCAAGCTAATGCTGGTGCTAGTATCGACGACACCGTCGTTTACTACTATTGGTGATTTTCCTGGATCTGAATAATCTATTGTATATGGCATCTTATTTTCCTATTATAAGTCCGAGAACGAACTTCTTATTCTTAGTGTGTATACTACTTGAATTTTTCTGTTTGCGCTTTTTTGCACTGGATGAAAAATCACATGAGTCAACAAATCGTTGTTGGCTGTATAAAGAGCTAGTTCGTCAAAGACATATGTGTCATTCATGTTTGTAGCAGTGTCTGTTAAATCCTGTCCTGCTGGAATATTGTAATCCAATGTACAAGTTGTTGTAACGTCACTGTAGTTATTTGGACTAGTATGTTGTGCTATTACTTGATTGTCTACACTACTCGTTATAGCATCGTCCACTGTTTGACTGTGTGTTTCATTGTATAGTGCTCCGCTAGCACTGTTGGTGTTAGTTGCTTTATATGTAACTGCACCCAAGCCGTCAATACTGGTTCCGCCGTTACCAAAGCGCATTGTAGCAATCTCATATGTACTGGTGCTTCCGCTACTATTTGCTAACAGATTAGCAATAGCAATGCTCATGTTTTCAAAGTTAACAGCATTACGTCTACGAACCAATACTTCTCCGCTTTCAGGATCCCATATTTTAATATGTCCTTCAATGCTTACTAGTGGTGTTTCAATTTTATTTAAACTCATAGCTCTTTTCCATTTGTAGTATTTATATCGATCCTTGTCCTGCATTTCTAATGAAAGCATGTTCTGGTGTAATTCCACCAGCTGGATCTGCAAGGCTTACACCACTATCATTGTAAGCCAGCCTTAAATTATCTTCGTAGTGTGCAAAACGATCTGGAGTTGGAATACGGCTGTTAGCTTCCATCACTGTACTTGCACTTGCATGCACTTGACTTGGAGTTCCTAGTGTACCTCTTGTAACATACAACAAGTTATCGCTGTCTTTAGCATCATATTCAATACGTTCACTGCCAATCCAAGCTACTCCATAATCAGCAAAGTTTGCTAAGTTAACTGCGTTAACAGGTATTGTTGTGTCTGCTGCTAAAACTTCAGCTGTAGTAGTTGTTTTATTTGCATTTTCGATAACTGTGCTTCTCTGTATGTTTTGAGGCATGTACATGTTAATCCTAAAGGCTCTGCTGTCAGCATCTTCGGTACTACCACTTGCGTTAGTTTGCACGTTAATACTAATATTTTCTGTGTAATCTACAGGATAAAGTTCTTCTCCCCATCCTTCTTCATGAGGTTGATCAAAATCGTTTCCATTATATATGTATTCGATATCATTGTCAACAGTTGTAAATTCCATACTATCTGTATTATCTGGATCTGTAGACAACTCACCTCCTAGTAATACAACATCACCTTCCCAATCTCTAACAGTATGGTCATTGTAACGCATTGTTATAATTTGATTGCGTTGTGTTTCTTCAACTTCAATCAAATTAGCTTCGCCGAATGTTGTTTTGCGCATACTTGTGTGCAGTTTTGTATGGAAAGGTTTAATAATGTTTACAAATTCTTCCACTGGAGTGATATCATAATTTTCATATGTATCTCTTTCTGTTAACAGAGGATGATTCACTCTCAGTTTTACATAAGTTGTCTTAAACGCAAAATCATCTGTAGTATTTTGTGTGACTGCTTGATTTAAACAACTGAACCACAGTGTGTTGTACTTGTGTCTATTGCTGCCAACAAAAACTTTTTCTCTCAGCAAGTCAAACAATTTGCCAATGCTGTTACTGCTACCACTATCCCAAGGAGTAATATCAAAACCTGTTGCATCATAACCGTGACCAAACTTGCTTTGATTCCACATTTCTTCACTTAGTTCAATTGTGCCTTTGGATTTCCAAACCAGTGTTCTGTCTCCGTTGAGCCAGTAATAAATTTCTGGTCTGTTAATACCATCTGTGTGTACTACGTTTTTAATCAAACTGTATGTGCCATCTTTGTCATCTACAACTTGGTTAAATGCAACATAGTCATCATAGGTTTTGTCAGGGGTTGTTCCTGGCACCCATTGTGCTGCACTGTAATCTACCCAGTTCCAGTATTTGTTCATACTATATGTTACATTACCTTGTACGAAAGTATGGTTAAACACACTGTCCCATTGTACAATATCATTCACAGCAACTATTTCTGACAGTAGTTTGTTAACTGTATAAACCCAGTTTTGTCTAGCTTCTACTAGATCTCTGTATAAACTTTGTCTAGGTCTAATTAAATGTCCATATCTGTTGTAAGGGTGTAGTTTAAGATCTGGTATCATCTGCCCACGCCACACATCAATATCATCTTGTTGTGTTTCGTCAGGTAAGTTATAATCATAAATCTTTGACCAATGACTCATATCTGTATCTAAACTAGGCTGCTGATTTTGATTAGGCCCATTTTGTGTACCATTGTCTAAACTTATATAATAATCTGTTCCGTCTTGTACTACTTGATTAGGCTGATATACTGTGGTACTATTCCAACTGGTATAGTCATAGCGTTGTTTATAATTATTGTATCCAGCCAAACTATCACGCATTTTAATATGTAAATACTCCGGGATAACAGTGTCAGGATCATCTTCAGCCAACAGTGTCCATTCGTTTAATGGACTACTATTGCTTTCGTAAATTTTGTTTACTTGAATCACACTGTGTTCAGTGACAAATCTAGCAATGTTACTAGTAAACAACACATCACTGCCACTAGCTGCACACCAACTTATATCAAAGTTACTAGGATTCCTAACAGCTTGTGCCAGTTGACTAGTATTGTAAAGTCTTTGTCCTGTAAAGTTTTCTTTGTCTTTTACCCAGAAATAATAGTAAGTTTCATTACGACCTGTCTTTTTGTTGTAGTAGGTTTCTTCACTCCAACTATAAACAACTTCGTCGTCAATGATTTCAAAGAAAGGAACACCGCTGGCTTGTTTGCCATCGATCACAGTGCCTCTTGATACTTCTGTGAGCCATTGTTCAGGTAACACAGGACTGCGTGTCCATTCGTAAATATCAACACTTGCGCCATCAAATAAACGACCCCAGTTATTTTGTTGATAATCCACGCTGCCTTGTTCGTAGTCTAGGAAAACACTGGTAGTTAGATTCCACCAACGTTTACCAACTTTACTTGCTCCCCAATTTTTAGTGGTATCTATTTCTCCATCTAGCGTATTGTAATTGTAAACTGCAATATCTGTGGTAACTAGATAATCGATTTCATTTTTAATAAATCCTAACAGAATGCCTTTTGCTGGATCCCATGTCTCCAGTTGAGCAATTGTAGTTCTGCGTTTAGCATCGTATATTTTTACATTCTCAATAAGATTGTTTTTGGCTTGACGTATACCGGTTCTTACAACTTGCCATACACCTCCTGTGTGACCACTAGTGTCGTTCCAGCCGCCTGTCCATTTGTAGACTGTAGGAACGCCATTCCCATCATCATCCACAAATGCGTATATTGGTGTGCTGGTATTATTTTGTCTTACGCCACTAAAGTTGTATGTCCACACTCCGTTTGTTTGAGCTGTTTGAGCTGCTACAAGACTTGCATAGTTTGAGAATCTCACATCTCTGAGAGGATATACATTACCTATGCCTCCTTCTTGCTCGATGTATTCATCAATGTAAAACATTAGAGGATTGTTTGGATTTATTGCAGTCACTTTGTGAATACCATCAATGTTTGGCACTGTGGTGCTGCCAGTAATAAACACATAGTCATCTACATTTAAATTGTGTGCTTGTGTTTCACCTTGTGGTCTTGCAATCATAATCTGTGCATCGTCGCCGTCATTGATACCTGCACAGGCTTTGGTAATATACATACCAAAGTCCATTGTTTGATACACAGCATAACCTTTATCAAAGTCTCCTACTTCAGTGTTGTTTGCAACCCAAATACTAAAAATGTTTGGATCGTTTGCCATCTTAATAAAGCTAGGATTACCTTGTGCATCCACAAGTGCTTCAAACACATTACTGATAGTTGTCTGTGTGGCATTATATGTTTGTGCAGTAAGTCCTACAATTGAGTTTGCTGTTCCTGCACCAATTATTAGTGTAGGACTGGTTGAAATTAATTGCAGTCTATTATTGCTGTTATTTGCTGTTACAGATGTCAGTCCAGCAGCATTAATCAATTCAACAATATCTGTTATACCTAAATTGATTGGTGTTGTAGTAACACTTGTGCCTGCTAGTGTAATACCTGTTGTTACTCCAATTACACTGTTAGCTGTGCCTGTTCCTACATACAACTGACTGTTGTTGCTGTTGATCTGTAGTAAGTTTGTGTTAGTAGCATTAATCTGTGCAGTGATGTTTGTTATACCTGCTGCATTGATTTGATTGACCACTTCAGTAATTGTTAGGTTAGGTGTTGTAACTGTGCTAACTGTAGTAGCATTGATAGTTTCTGTAGTAGAAGGAAAACCTACATCACTATTACTTGTATCAGCACTTATTGACATACTGAACGGCAAGCTAGGTGTTGTAGTTGTTTTTGTTATTTTTAATCTATTAGCATCAGTACCAGCAGTGATATTTGGAATTCCTGCACTGTTGATTCTGTTTACAATGTCTGACAATTGATATGTTTGGAATCCACTGCTACTAGCAGTTGCTACAATTGTACTGCTCGCAAACACTGTGTTTGGATTTGCAATTTGCCAAGTTTTAATATTTGTGATGTATTGTCCTTGTGCTAGTGCGGCTTGCGAATCGAGAACATCCTGTGCAGGTATAGTGCTTGCAGTTCCTGTTGTATAAGATTTTGCTAAAATATTGTTTATTATTGTAACATCACTGTCAAGAACGGCTGTTAAATCGCTGGCCCATGCAGGGCTTGCTAACAATTCAGATGTTAGTTTTGAAATGTTTAGTCCAGCATCACTTGCACTGTAATAATCTTGCAACCAAGTTACCCAGTCTGCACTGCTATTGGCAGAAATATAGCTGATTCTCAAACTATTAAATGCATTGATTCTATCAATAGCTTCTGCACTGGCTAAACTTTGATTTTGTACCCAACTTGTGTTGAAGCCATTTACATATGCTGTTTGTGCGTCTATGTTTGTGATTGTGGATTGTGTTTGGTCAAACGTAACTTGTGTACCATCAATGGTCAAGGCTGCGGTTGCACTACCATTGATAACTGGATTTGTTACTGTGCCAATTTTATCTATATCAGCGTATGTGATAGTAGTTACAATATTACTAAAAGTAATAGTTTGACTTAGTCCACTGTTTTCTCCTACAACTAGTGTGCTTCCGTGAGGCACAACTGCGCTGCTGGCAATGTCATTTGTGCCTACTAGGTTAATAACATTCAAATTGTTTGTTGTAGCATTTTTAGATAGACTAATAGTTTGTCCATTGATCACAAGTGTATTAGTTCCACTACTCGGAACCGTAGGTAATGTGACTGTGCCTGTAATTGTAATAGGATCATTTGGCTTGTTAAGTCCGCTGTATCCATCTGGATCTAGCATTTCCCAAGTGCGTCCTTCATACATTACTTTGTCATTATAGTTATAATTAAGTCTATTATTCCACTGTTTGATGTTCTGCCATACACCACTAAAGTCATAATCTTCTTTGTTTCGTGTTGGGAAGGCTGCAAAGTCGATTTTGTCAATTACTCTATAATCTGTTTCACTTAACAAAGGCAATCCACTGGTAGTAAAGTCATTTACAAAATCAATATCTGCACTAAAGCTCTGACTGCTTTGTTGATAGTTTTTGTAATCTCTGGTATCAAATGGATTTACTGTGCTACCTGTAACTAAGAGATCGCTGTTTTGATCTATGTCAACTGTTAAGTCAGTGAGTACATCAGTAATTTCTTTGTCAAAGAATCTAAATGCTGGCAATGCGCCTACTAGTAGTTCTTGATTAACGCTGAATTCTAATGTGTCTCTGCTTCTAACATCACCGTAATCGCCAGTTCTAATTGCCCATTGTTCAAATACATCTGCGCTGCTTTCTTTTCCAAACAATGAATTATTTCTCATAAACGCATCAACAGCTAGTTTTGTACCTCTGTATTTTTTACTTGAGTTTACAAAATTAAATGCTGTATCATCATCTAGTTTTAGTTTTTCAGCCCACTGTGGTTTGTTGTATCCACTGTTGAATCTCGCAACGTTTGATATTTGCTGATTACCCAATGTGTTGTTTGGACCGTAGTATTGATCTAGTTCTCTAGCTGTAGTATCAAAGTTTTGTACAATGCTGTTATCATCGACGATATATCCCGGACTATAAAATTTACCATTCCAATCTTTGGTTCTGCTGCCTTTCCAAGTGATTCTTGTGTGCAACTGACCAAGTGCAGGGTCGAACACAATGTCATCGAAGTTTGTACTATTGTCAAATACCACAGCATGTTCTACTGCTACTTTGTAAAGTCTGAGACCTAATATACTATCTTCAGCACTCTTTACTTGTATAGTAGTTTTAGGATCATCTGTGTTTGTTAATTCTCTTTCAATCAATATACGGTTGCTGGTAATTTGTTTTCCATCGGTTCCAACTATATTGTACACACCATCGTACTTTTTGTTTAGTGTATCAAAGTATCCTGTGTCGCCATCTTCAATTTGTAGTTTACTGGTATTGGGCATCAAGATAATATCAGTGGTGACACTGTCTTGAGTTGTCCAATACACAAATTGACTAGCAACACTTCTCCAGTTTGTAATCCAACCTTTGCTGCGCAAATAGTTGTCATAACCGTGAATTAAATCATAAACTTCTTGTGCAGTATTAATCACACTATTATAATCGATTGTGCTAACAGCTTGGTCAAATTCCTTGTATCTCTTCATAGGAATTTCTTCACTAACTGTTACACTAGGTCCACCAAAGTTTGGTTTGTTGTATTTGAAATATTGATTACTGTTGTCGTATCCATTAACAATAAATCGACTGCCGCTTTTGCTTACTCTAATTGCACCAATAAACAGTTCTTGAGCTGGCTTACTGATATACAAGAAACTGTTGTAGTTTTCTTCAGGAATAGCTGTGCTACCTTTGTCTTGACTGCTCTCTAGTATAAACTGTTGAGTTGACGGATTGACAAATCCGCCTGCTTTTAGAATAGGATTATAATCTAAACTTTCAAACCTATCAATAATTTGTGTTACTGTGGTTGTGTTGTATTTTGCAAATTCAATTATTGCATTGCTAAGACCAGCAAAATATCTTCTTGCACCTTTTGTTAGTGTGGCTTCAAACTGTGCTGAGCCTGAACTAGCAATAATAGTAGGTTTGCTGTAGTAATTGCTACCTGGATTATCAACGCTTACATGTGTTACAACTCCTCCGCTTATATGAGCTGTTAAACTAGCATCGCTGCCAAAATTATCATAAACGCCAAGGGCGGGCGCACTGGTATAACCACTTCCGCCATTTATTACTCTCACACTTTCAACTATACTATCTTCGAAAGGTGTATAACTCAGTCTTGGTGTTTTGTTATCACCAAGGTCTTGTGTGTTATCAAATAACCATTGTACATCATCGTATCCTACTTGATCTAAAAACTTTCTTTGTTTGCTGTTAAAGAATGTGTTTAGTGTCCACAACGGTCTAACACGCATTAGTGCAATAAACAATATAATTTTGTATTCACTGCTTCTGCGCCATTCAGCTTCTATCGGACCCCAATCTCCAAACACAAAGTCTTTGCTGGCTTGTGTAGTTGTTGGTGCAGATACTACACCAGCAGTAACGGGATCATTGAGTACACCAGCTGATGTAACCAATGTGTTTACAGTTAAATTGTAAACACTAGGACTAATAGCCAAGCTACGATTGTAACGTTTGTATGTGTCACTTGGATCATTGTAGTGTCCATATGTCAATGCTTCAATCAATGCTGTGCGTTCAGCAGGCACTGTCCAACTGTAATTGGCATCCCACCAAGTTGGTTTAGTGTTGTGTCCTAGCATTTCCCAAGGATGTGTGTGCGGTCTATCTGTGTTAAAGTAATAGGTGTATAAACCTCTCCAGCCACCAATGCCTGGACCAACTGCACTGTAGTTAAACGTGAACGCATCTGCTACATCATAGTATGAAGTGCTTTGAAAACTTGTTTTGTTATTGCGTATTTTCCATTTATTGTATTCTGGCAACAATGCTTGATTGATATCTGCCCAACTATTTGGACTCAGTCTATTAGCATTAGGCATAATATTTTGATAAAGTACAATATCATCTAATCCTAGTAGGTTATTGCTAATTCTTAATTCTAAATCCCAAAGTGCAGCATCAATTGGATCAAATCCAACAGCGGATCTGTTGTATAGCTCAGTGCCGTTTCTAACATGTATGCTGCCGTCATGTCCAATAATAACACTATCTGTTGCTGTGCCTGTACTGTCTTTGCTGTAGTCACTGCGTAGTTCAGGCTGATGAGGTTTAACTAAACCCAGCTTTGCTGCACTGTTAGGAGTAAAACTAACAGCATTTTGTGGATACCAACGTACATGTAGTTTAGCACCGCCGCTGCTAGGAAACACCACAGTTTTAGTAACAGTAATTTGTGTACGGCTTAGAGTATAATCTACACCTTTGACCATGGGCTTCCATACATCATTGCCACTTCCGTCATCTTCCATTATCCACGCTTGAATATGATTTTCTGTATCGTCGTATGTGTTAACAGCATTGGGTAAATCAAACACAGGAGTAAATGTATTGATCCATGTGTAATCCTGGCTTTGGTAATCTCTGTACATTGCCATGTTGCTGTTTGCAAATTGACTGTCAAAGTTTTTACCTATATGTATTTCTTTTAGTGCTTGGTCTACAATTTCATGTATAGGTGTTTCTATTTTGGTTATTTTATGAAGTTGTGCAACTTTTAGTGCAAACTGACTTTTAAATCTTCTATACTCTTGCGCACTGTATTTTAGCGCACTGAATGCATCAGTATCTGTGTCCAAACTGGTTTGACCTAAAAGTTCTGTACTAAATGCTTGTTGTCTAATTGTACCACCAAATTGGTGTACATGTGCAATACTATCATAGTTATTGAGACCAAAATAATCGCCTGTAAAGTTTGGAATACCTTGCATCTGCTCTCGCATGTGAGCAACTAAATCCCCAAAACTAGCATCAACCAATGTACGATTTTGAGGATTATAAATGTGTGTGTCAGCTGGCATAAAGTTGCCTTCTGCTTCACTGAGCTTGCTGTCACTGTGATAAGTTACATCAAATACATCATCTACATCAACACCCGTAACTGTTAGTATATTGCTAGCAAGTGTAAAGGCTGTATAGTCTGCTCCATTTTTAAGAACTTTAATATTATGTGCAACTGTGTCGTCATCAAAGTATACAGCACCTTTCACAGTTGGATAATCTGCATGTCTATACACTATTGCTTTTATTGTGCTACTCAATGGTTGCACTGTAAATCTATTATCAGAACCTGCTGTTCTTGCAAAGTCTGCAGGTGCTAGTGCTGATCCGTCGAAAGCCAAAAACTCAAGTTTGGTTTGATCAAAATATGTTTCAATATCATATGTAGCATTTCTACTCATATACAATGTTGGAAGACTACCTGCAATTTGATTTATTCTTGTGGTATTTTCGCTGTCCACTGTGAGCAAATTGTTTCTAAGAACAAAACTTAATTTGCTATCTTTGTTATAATCTGTAGTACCTAAATTGAATGTTAAACTGGTATCACCAGTTTTTGCAATTTTTTGAATATGTTTGCGCACAGGCTGTCCGCCCCTGACTGCACTCCAACCATTGAAGTATCTGTTGGTGTGATAGTTTTTGTAATAGTAGTATCCTAGTATTTCAAGTGTTTTACTGTTGTCAGTGTCTGTGTCATATATTGTGTAATTGTAACGCACACCACCTAAACCAAAGTCAAAGCTCAGACCAGGTGTATTACCATAGTCAACATATCGTGGACTAAATCCTAGTGCATCGTCAAACTTGGTTGCAGTGTTCTTGCCATAATCAAAAATGTAATCTCCAACAAAAGTGCTGGTAGGATATTTTGTAGTATCATCAAGTTTTGTTAGTACACTATCGTACAATTGAACTTGCATGCCAGCACTACGATGCATTTTTTGCTGTCCATAGATCCAATCAGTGCCATCCCAATACCATTCACTGCCACTGTATGGTTTTGTACTTTCATCGTCGTCCCATTGTATTGTGTTGTAACCTTTCATTACAACAACTTTGTCACCGCTGTTCAAAGGTGTACTGCTTGATCCGTATACTTCTGTTAGTGTAATACCTGTGCCTGCTGTAACTCCGCCTACACGAAAAATTCGATTTGTGTATGCAGCGTTAGTTGTTCTTAGGAATAGTACGAGGTCACCATCTTCCAAGTTTTCATCAGTTATTTCTCTCCAGTACTTGCGATTTTCATAGTAGGTTGGATTAATAGGATCACCGTGTGTTTGAATACATTCCCAATAAGTGATATATCCACCCATGTTTACACGAACACGATCTCCATTTTCGTACCCAAGTATAAAACTCCAATCTGTTGTAATACCGTAAGTGTTGTGACTGTAAATGATTTGTCCAACAATTTGTGTTGCTGGATCTATTGTATCTTCTATTAGATGTGCAACGTAGCCAATATGATTTCTGCCGTAATTGTATTTTTCAATACCATCTTTGTATTCGATAATTGGTCTAACACCTCTGAAGTTATCAGCTAGATATTCGCTTTGATCAAGTCCTTCAAAGTTAACCACCGCTTGAGCTGCTGTTTCATGTATCCATAAATTACTTCTTGCCCAAGCACTAACATCCTGACTGTATCTTTTTTCAACAACATAATCTCTGGTGGTCATTCTCCACTCTCTGATATCGTATGGATCGAATTCAAAACTGGTTCCGTCTTCGTCAAATCCCTTGGGCTCTTGACTGCTATAAACTGTGTGATTCAACCAATTACGAGTACTGTAAGTACCTTCAACTTGTCCACTTGTAAACTGTTTTGTAAGTCTAATTTTACCTTCGTCACCTACGCCATCTACAATATAAATGTCGCCCACTGCATAGTCGTTGCTGGAACTATAAGCATAAAATGAATGAATTTCAATTTCATCATTTACTGCTGGAGCCACTGCAAATATTACTACGCCACCTGCGGTGTTGTATGTGTAGTTGCTAGGAATATTTTCCAACAGTTGATTATTTTTGTAAACTTTAACAGTGTTAGCTTGATTTACTGTTGCAGTGAATATTTGATTACCTGGCACAGTTTGTGTAAATCTGTCAATTTGTGTTGGCATAAATCTAACACGCATACCATTCATAAGTTCAAGTGTATTACCTGTACTCAATGTTGGGGTAGTATAATACAAATCATCAACTAATGTATCAATATCAATTGGATTTGCTTGTGTAGGTTTAATACTACAAGGAGGTAGTATATCAACCAGCCAAAAATAGTTGTGATAGTTTATAAACATGTCATAGTTAATGGGCATGTCTAGTGTATAGCCTTGTTCGTTCAACAGTTTGTTTTGTTGATTTGTATCAACTTCATTGAAGTCTAAGGTGTTAATTAAGTCATCATAACTCAGTGCTTGTGTTATGTTGTTTTCATTATCTCTGTTGGTCACACCAGGAGTAAATTGATAAAAGTCACTAGTTCTGTTATCAACAAGATAATTATCACTAGCAGATTTTTTATAGTTTGTACCAAGGAAGTTATTGATAGCCATCAAGCTACCAGTACTCATTAACTGTTCAAGTGTTGCATCCAAAAATTGTTTGTTTGCAGGTGTTTGGAAAATAGTAGGAAGAAATTCTACTATGTTTCTTGGGCCTATGTATTCACTACTAGCACCAGGTCTAGTAATCAGTGGTGCTTGAACTGGCTTAGCTTGTTTTTCGCTCATTGAATGCTAACTCCGCTGTTGCTTGCTATACTTGTTGGATTAGTAACAGTGGTGCCTGTAACTACCACATTGCTTGACGACAGTACAGGTAAAAATAACTCGTCACTGTCAGCACTGATTTCAAACAAGTCTACTGTTTTTAAATTTTTACTCACAGGTTGAATAGTTACTTGACTTATTTGTCCAATCATGTTATTGTGTATGAATGCTGCTAGTTCAGTGAAATAAAACTCTTCTCCAAAGTCCCAATTATCTACACTAAAGTATTGACTAATGAGTCTAATAACTTGACTTTGTATTTCACTGTCGCTCATACTGCTATTAGCAGTTTTGGTCACATTGAATCTTGCTTGAAGTTCGCTGCTAGCTAAATCTCCAAACAATATTTTGTATTTTACTGGTCTGTAAATTACTTGGTCACTGATGCTTTTCTTTGTATTAAGACTGTTAAACATTGAACCTAGTTCATTTACAGTAGGAGCATTTGGTTTAGTCTGAGGTCTACCATCATATGTTGCCCATGCTCTATAATCGTTGTCATAACTTCTTAATAGTACATAAGTGTCAATAATATTTGTAGTCGCAGGATCAATAACTTGATTAATGTCTGCAATTCTAGTATAATCTGTTCTTAGGTTACCTCTACCTGTTACGGTGCTTGTTCCGTTAGCATTGTCTTGTACTGTAAAGTCGTATCCATTTTCAGTAATAGTTCCTAGTTTAATAGTATCACTACCTACAACTTTGACAAATGCCTCTGGATCATTTGGGTATCCGTCGTTGTCTGGATCTGCTAATGTGACACGTATTTTGTGAGGATCTGTATATCCGTCTGTGTATGTGTAATATCCGTATGCATTAAACTTGTAGTTCTCTCCTAGAGGATGCAAATCTGTAGTGCTTTTGGTGTTTATATCTAGTACTGTAACACTGTCTCTGAGAGGTTTGCTTGTTTCACTACTAAATGTTTCAGCAAAGTTCAGGTTGTTGAATTTCACTGTTGCATCACTGCCGAATACAAATCTACTTTTTCTAGTTAAGAATTCCCAATAGTTACTAGTGTAGTTGACTCTTAGTATCCAACTATTGTCTCTGCCTGTGCTTGTGTTATCACCCTCATACTGTCTACTCCACTGTGCAACACTGTTATTTGTGATGTTGCTGGCGGCTAGGTTTGCATTGTCTATCACAACCCAAGTTTGAGATGCAGCATTGTATCTTAATCCAAACCCAACACCACTATTAATTTTGTTAACAATATTTGTTTTTACGCTGTCACTAACATCAGGATTCCAACTTGGAATAAGTCTGTTTATTCTACTACCGCTGGGTATTACAGCATTAAGTACAACACTGCCTTTGCCGCTTTGGTCAACACCTGTTGGTCTACCTGTTGCATCGTCTCTGCCTAATCCATCTTTGTAAAGTGCGCTGATTCTAGCCCACTGTGTTTCAGCACTAGCAATCACTGCACTTGCACTAGCACCTGATCCACCGCCGCCGCTGATAGTAATTGCAGTCGCATCTGTATAGTTTTGACCACTGTCAGTAATACTGATGCTCACTACAACACCTGCTTGAACATTTGCTGTAGCTGTAGCGCCTGTGCCTGCACCGCTAATAGTAACAGTGGGCACTCCTGTGTAGCCGCTGCCGCCACTTACTATATTGATTTGATTGATGTAACCTTTTTTGTAAGGGCTTGCAATAAATTCAACTAACCCGTTTACTTGTGCTTTTGACAAACTGTTTGTGGCTGCACTGCCCATTCTTTGCACAAAAGCATTGTAGGTTATATAACCTGTACTGGTGTTTGATCCTCTGGTAACTTGATTCCATCTAAATGTGTCTGTGTCTGTACCGTTGCTATTGTACACATGTACACCCGCTGTAGAATCAGTGTACTGTGTTCTAGGATCAAATGTTCCGCTGTAGCTGTGTCTATTGTAAAAAAAGTTTTTGATCTCAGGATTGCTTAACTGAGGTTTGATATATTTGGTGTATATTTGCTCGCCTGTTAATCTTCCATCACTGTTTACAATACTGCGAGTAGTAACATTATCTTCGTATAGATATCCGTCACTTAGATAGTTGGTAGCATCGCTGTATGTTGCTGTGGGATCATATATGTCTCTGAATCTACTGTGTCCGCTGTGTACTCTATTAACACTTTTTATCTTGCGAATATTTTCACTTACTGTAATAGGGAAGATACTATAGTCATCTGCTGTGACCATGCGATCCTGTGTAGCAAAAAATCTACCAGCATTGGCTTTAATACTGTCAAGACTTTCTCTTTCACTGGAATTACTTACATTGCTTTTTAGACTCATTTTTAATCTAGCTCTATAAGTGTTACCGTCTTTACCCAAGTAGTCAAATGTTAATTGACTGTTTCCAAATGTATCTGGATTTAAGTTGTAGGTTTGATTAAGACCTGTTCTGTACCAAACACGTATGATGCCACGTGGCACATTACCAAATTGTCCATCAGCAAACACAATACTGATTTGATCATTTTCTCTGCTGGCAATTGTATAAATGTCTCTAACACCATTTTGACTTGCATTAAAAATACTGCTTTGTCCGTAGAGCTTGTCTACCCTAGTCCATGTTTTTAAAACTTGTCCAGCTTCATCAATTGTTTGTACCCAAACATTGCCATTACTGATGTTGTTTACATTAATATCTATTGCTAGATTAGGTAAACCATTGGCAATATCAAAGTCTTGAAACTCCAATGATCCTTGTTTAAATCCAATGTAAAATCCTGTGTCAGGACTGCTAAATCCGCTGTTATCGTTTTTGTACAGCAAATCAATAACAGTATAGGGATCAGGAATTTTTTCACCCAGTGTATTTGTATTAGATTCATAACTTGGACTGTACATGCTGAATGTTGCACCTTGTCCATTTATAAATCCAGTAAAGTTTTTGTCATTGGTATTTGATGTACTGTTGGTTCTATATATTTCGTTTGTAATTCCGTTGATAGTAAATTTACTAAAAGGCGCTCCAAACTGACTGTTACTTTGAAACATGCTGTTCATTACTGTTAAAAAGTTTTGATAGTTGTCAGGGTCTGTGCTATCTTCAAATAATATAGTAGTATTGGCAAGACTTCTGCCGTCTACGTCATAAACAGATTCGTTGGTTGTTACACTGTCAATTTTTAAATAACCATTGGCGACAATATTACGTGTAGGTGTGTATCCCAAAAACTCAGCTATACGCAAGGCGCTTTCTCTGCGTTCAGCTGTGCTTAAATAATTCTCTCTGCTGGCTAGGTCTGCTCTAAATGCTAGGTTGTGACCTAAGAATGCCATAAGTTCAATTAAACTTACAAATTCACTTGATGTAATCCAGTCGTTAAAATTTTCTGGATAGTTGTTGTTAATATATTCCACCATGCTGTTACGTATGGTTTCATAATCATACGCTTGAAAGTTTGCTTCGCTAAAACTTTCGTAAACAACACTGAAATCTTCCGCAGCAAATAAACTGCTTTGTCTTGCGCCTTGTGCCATTATTCTATCTCACCTACGTATTGTAGAAACAACTCTTCTGCTGTCCCTGTGTCGTTGTATTGAAGCCTTACTTTGATTTCCAAAGTATGTTCTTCTGGCTTGTCTAATAGTGTTTCAATCTCGATCCATCTAGGATCACTGTTTATGATAGCTGTTACGTCTTCTAGTGCTAATCTTTCTGTTTCATTGTCCAGAGGCTCAAACACCAAGTCAGGCAATATACTGCCAAACTCGGGGTTTTGTACACGCTCACCTTTTCTAGTATAAAAGTGATTCATTAAGTCACGTTTAGCCAACTCGATGTCTACCAGAGTTTTGCTTCCTGTGAGTGTACCAATAGTGCTATATCCGTAATATACTGTCATACTAGTATTTATAGCAAAATTAACTACTCAGTTTATATTTTAATGGTGGTTTCAATAATATCATTGGTTAACAGCGATTTTGTGATAGTGAGCACACGATCTTGTAGTGTGTAATCAAAATAATGCTGTATAAATTTTCCATTCACCAAAACTTTTAGTTTTTCAACAGGGTACATACTGGGAGATTTTAATAATTCAAATGTGTTTGTGCCTTGATATATAAACTGCTGTTGTATTAGTGTGTCTTTGTATTTTTTAACAATATCACGTTTAATACCTTCTGGAGTAAAAGGCAAAAAGTCTCCTGTTTCTGCAAAATATGCAAACCTTATACGTTTTAATTGCAAGCTATCCATCAAAGGAACACCTGCTTTGTTGCGCATATTGTGTATACCTTGTGTTCTTAACAATTTACGAGTTTTGTAATCTCCGTAGTCTGCTAATCTAAAAATATTAGCACAACGTTGACTACGTAATCTGGCAGTTTCATTGAGCATTATCATATCAGCTGCCGT